TAGCACAATCGCAATCTTCTTTTAAATAAACACGCTATAAGGATAAACTTTTTGTTTTACCTCGATTGAAAGCCATCTTGATAGTTAGCTGAATTTGCCTATATGCCGAAAGGCCCGCAGAAATGCGGGCCTTTTTCATTTTGCAAAGGAGGACAAGACTATGGGAATTCTCGATGCGTTCGCCGCTGAAGACCGCGTGGATGTGAAGTTCTCGACTTTCTACGAGCTGGTGAAGGGCTGCGCCGAGCGCGAGTTTATCACCAACGGACTGAAGCACAAAATCCCTCACGCGCACATTCTGGCAATGCTCGGCGAGCTGCCGGAGCCGGAGGTCGCGACAGATGTTCAGAAGGAGGCTGTGAGCTATGGAAACGATTGAATTTGATAAGCAGCCCATTGAGAAGGCGCTTGAAGATTGGGGCGCTGAGATTACCGGTATCAATACCCTGCTCGGCTGCTGTGAGCTGCTGGCAGGTTTGGCCGAAGAAGCCACGGAGCTGGCTCAGGCCGCGCTGAAGATGCGCCGGACACTTGACAAGAGCAACCCAACACCGATGGCAACCGGCGATGCGTCCCGCAATCTGAATGAGGAGTTCGCTGATGTCCTGCTCTGTGCGGCGGTACTTGGGTTTGACCGCGAGGAGATCGCGCGTATCATTCGGGAGAAAGCTGCTCGATGGAGCACCAGATTGGAGGAGGGCTGCGACAATGTTTGAGTATCTGCCGGAACGTCCGCTCGAACCGCCCGAGGACAAGCCCGTCGCCTACTGCAATTACTGCGGCGGCGAGATTTATGAGGGCGAGACCGTGTACAACATCGACGGGCAGCTCATCCACGAAGACTGCCTGCACGATTTCGCTGATGACTACTTCAAAGATTGCAAAGAGGAGGCTGTGAGTTATGCAGAGGCGTATTGCTGACATCAAGAAGGACATCTCCGCGCACTCTGCCCGGTCCGCTTGGGACAAGGGCGTCAAGGGCTACGCGGTTGAGATGTTCGATGACTACGTAGACCGGTTGCACATCACCGATGATTCGGTCCGCATCGGGAAGGTCGCAGAGACCGACCTGCTGAACGGCGCTCGGGACTGGGAGCAGTACAGCTACGGCGGCTGTGCAGAGGTCTACGACGGTGACATCTGCGAGCGGCTCTGCACCGAATCTGAGAAGAAGAAAACCCATGGCGGCGAGCTGCCCCTGATGGGCGAGGATTGGCTGACGGTTCAGGCCCGCGCTCTACGGCAAGCCGCCCGAATCGTCATCCGCTACGCGAACAGGAGGGATTGAGATGTCGGTAGCATATCAACCACTGACTCACCCGCGTGTGGCAGAGTTCGCCCGAAAGTTCCGTTTCCCCGGTTGGTACATCGACAGCACCGGCTGTTATGGGTGTGTGCTCGGGAAGTATTGGATTGCGGTCTTCGTGAATGACTGCGATGAATCTCTCGACATCACGGTAGACACCGTGGGCGAGACCGGCTACTTCGACAAGAATCTCGAATGGGAAACCGCAGAGAGCGATGACGAGCTGGCCCTGACCGCCACGCGGTTCATGGCGAAGTACGCGCTGAAAAGCTGAAAGGAGAAGCATGATGATTGTTGAAAGGCAGTATGTGAATCCGATGGAGATGACGTTCATCGGGGAAGACGGTTCGATGGGGCTGCGGCACGGCAAGACCTACCGCGTGTTGATGTTCTGTGCGGATGGGTATGTTTGGGTGAGCTGGAATGACCGCGATGATTGCATGAAGGTCTGTCCGTACGCCTCGCTGAATACCCTGTACGCCAACTGGAAAACCCCCACCCCTAAGCTGAGTAACGAGGGTGCCTATAAGATTATTGCCAAGCACCTCTACCGCGCTCACAGGATGTACACTGGCGGTAAAACGCTGGTTATCCTCGCTGACAGTATCGAGGAGGCAACCGAGAAAGCTCGCGCAGCATTTGGCATCTCGACCGTGATTGTGCGCCGCGTTGATGCCACCGAGGACCCGCAGGTTTACGAGGTGTGAGCTATGAAAATGACGCGAAAGGAGGCCGCGCACGTTCTCGAATGTGGAGCGTGGTGGGACCACCTGCCGGATGATATGTCTGACGCGGACATGAATCCGTTGCAGGACGCACTGGACGTTGCGCTCGCTGCCCTCCATTGTGACTGGGTAGATGCCGAGAAGCAACCGCCCACGGAGGAGGGTTCGTACCTCGTCTGCACGAAGAACGGCGCAGTGACCACCGCTCGGTATTACTCACCCTGCGCGATTAGGCCGGCAGAGTGGCAAGGCAACCGGGACGTCGCCTATTGGATGCCGATGCCAGAGCCGCCTGTGCCAGTGCAGCCGCCGGCGGGTGCGGTACGTATCGCCAAGCTCGGGCGCAAGCGCATTTGGGTCGATGAGAACAACGACTTCGTAGCGGAGGTGAAGTGAGATGCAGAAGCAAATCGACATCTGCTCGACGTGCAGATTCGGCGTCCGCAACTACACATCAGTTATCGGCAACATCCCGTGGTGCTGCGAAAAGCACTGGCACTGCAAGCCGGGAAGTCTGGCGAGCGACTATGTTCCTAAGCCGGAACCGAAATTCGATGGGGTGGAGTATCGGCGGCACACCTGCCCGCACTGTCAGCATGAGTGGTTGGAAGACCGCGACGCCTCGGATTACCCGAACTACTGCCCTGCTTGCGGTGAACCTTTGGGAAAGGAGGACTGAGTGATGAATCGCAAGACCGCTGACCGCATCATTGTCAAGAGCAATGCTCGCATGAAGATGGTTCTCGACTGGTACTATGAGAACAAGCACTGGCTTGATCGTGAGCCGTTCCTTGCACCGATGGAATCCGGTGTTGTGGAGCTGTGTGAGGAGCAGATTGAGTTTACGTTCGAGAACACGCGCGGTGTGGTGGAGATTGCAATTTATCCCACGGTCCAGCCGAATATCCCGGCGTCTATCATCTTCGACTACATCCCGGAGCAGATGGATATTGCCAACCGCCGGGTCGCGCCGGAGCTGGTAGAGCCAAAACGGTTGGCGCTCGATCTCGTGCTCCGGTATGATAAGACGCCGGAGAAAGAGGCGCTGAAGTACCATGCGCTGATGCTGTTCATGACCTACTACCGCGAGGTGGTCGAGGTCGAGCAGCGTGTTGAGCACCGGCCAGCCAAGGTCAAGAAGAAGGGCCGCAAGGCGCGGCGGGTACAGCCGCTCATCCGGCGGTTCTACACGCTGGCTGAGTTCGATGCTGACGCCCTGCCGAAGCCTGAACAGGCCAAACGGAAGTACACCAAACCCGAGCACGAGGTCAACGTCCGAGGCCATCTGCGCCGGTACAAGTCCGGCAAGACGGTTTGGGTCAAGCCCTCGGTTCGGTATAAGGGCAAGACCGCCCACCACAAAGAATATGAGCTGTAAGGAGGAGCAGTGCGATGAAAGCGACTGGACAAGTACGTCGGATTGATGACCTCGGTAGGGTTGTTATTCCGAAAGAGGTTCGCAGGAGCCTCGGCATCCGTGAAGGCGATGCGTTTGAGATTTTTACCACGGAGGACCGGAGAGGCGTGGTCTTCCAAAAGTACAGTTTTGACACGCCGATTGCGGATGCACTGAAGTGCCTCCGTGTGGCGGTCGAAGACAGTGAGCTGTTCTGCCGCATGGAGTTTTTGCAGAGCATCACCGAGCTTGAAGCTCGGCTGAAATTGGAAGAAGAATGATGGACGCGCTGAGATTTATCTTTTCGAGCTTCTGGATTTGGCTCGGGTTCACCACGCTGGTAGCTGTCGTGCTGAAGTATCTGGTGGACGCGATCAAAGCTATCCGCAACACACGGAACGTGAAGATTTACACCTTCGAGAACGGGAACCGCACCGTGGAAATTGAGAACGCGACCAAAGCAGACGTTGCCGACGCCATCGGCACGTCTTCCGGCCAATTCGAGTAAAAGTGATTTTTTCAGAATAATTTTCTGAAATTCACTTGACCAAACCACGATAGCGTGGTATAATGTAAGAGTAGAAACCAAACCCCAACAAAAGGATGTGAGACTGATGATTAAGAACTACGCGCCTCAGCCGTATGACGGAACGACTGCGCTTCCGCAGTATGTCACCGACGTGAGCACGTACACGCTGATTGGAGAAGTCCCCGGCGGGTATAAAATCACACTGGCCGAGCTTTCCGTAGGCAGTTCTGTGAGCGCGGGAAACCCGCTCACCCACGCCCTGTTCAAGAGCTACTCTGACCACGGCGAGCAGATGAAGGTAGTTCGCGTGAGAGCAAATGGCGTAGACGGTGAAGTGACTGCCGCAGTGAGCGCCATGCGGATGGCGGGCGTTGAGCTTAACCCCGCCCTGCCCGTCTCCTGTGAGACCGTCCTGTACGCGCTGGGCGCATGGATGCAGGAGCACAACCCGGAAATCACGTCAGTGACGCTCGTGTCACAAAGCTGTCATTGACCTGTCAGAGAGGCGGTGCTAAAATGGTATCGTGTAAAGTCTGTATCAGGCACCACGCTCGGCATCCGCCTCGGTTCGGATTGTCCTCCTTAACGCTCGGATGCCGAGCGACGCCCTGATTTTCAGGGGCGCTGATTGAAACAGAAAGGTGCTGATACGATGATTTACACAAGCAGATTCTCAAACCCGGAGCTGAAGACCGGGAAATACACGGCCATTCGCATTTCCGTCGGAAGCCCCCGCTGGAACATCGGCTACCAGATCGCGGGAGCCATCAGCGAGCTGATGCCGAAAGGCATCTATGGGAAGTACGACAACGACAAGGCTGCGTATGAGGCAGCATACCGTGGTCGGCTGGATTACTTCGGCGTCCAGCATATTCGCCAGTTGCTTGCAGCTTGCGAGCAGCCCGACAAGGACATCGTGCTCTTGTGCTACGAGGACGTCCGAAAGGGTGAGAGCGACTGGTGCCACCGGACGATGTTTGCCAAGTGGTGGTTCGAGAAAACAGGTGAGGTGATTCCTGAATTGCCTGACCCGTCCACACCCAAAATCTCGAAAGCGAAGATGAAGGCAGCGGTCGAGCAGACCACGCTGTTCTGATTCTCGAAAACGGCAGGATGGCCTATCGCTCCACCTGCCGCTCATGCGGACTTAGTTCAACGACAGAACCCGCTGCTCCCGGCAGCGAAACGCCTGTTCAACTCAGGCAGTCCGCTCCATTTGAATAGACAGGAAAAACCGTCAGTTCAAAGCTGGCGGTTTTTCTTTTGCATACAGAAGGAGGAAGGAGAATGTTTCACGGCTCGCTGCCAGACAGCGTTCAGCAAATCATGGGCGACTGCATCCGCGATTGGAAATGCACGGACATTTACGTGGGATGCTCTGGCAACTTCACCATTGAGCGTATGCTGAAAGGCGTGACCAACGCCAGACTGCACGGGAACGACGTGACGATTTACTCCTGCCTTCTCGGTCGGTACTTCTCCGGTGCTCCGCTCAATGCCCGGTTCAACGAGAACTATGAAGGCCCGATGGAGTTCATTCAGGAGTATATGAAAACCGACTTGGACATCGCAACGTGTGTGCTGCTCCTGTCGAAGATGAGCACGTACCTTGGCTCCAAGCCAAACCCGTACTACGTTCGTATGATCGAGGCGTATAAGGACCAGTGGCCGGAGCTGTTTGATAAGACCCGCACGAAGTTGGAGAAGGCCGGCCAGTTCCTCGACAGCTTTTACGCGGGGGATGTCATCGGCTGGGTCGATGACGTGCCGAAAGACCAAGGCTTCGTCTGCTACCCGCCGTTCTACTCCGGCGACTACGAGAAGATGTTCAAGGTCATTGAGGGCATCATCGCGTGGGACCCGCCGGAGTACGACATGATTGACAAGGACAAAATCTTCGAGATGTTCCGTAAGCTGACCGAGCGGGATTATTTCATGTTCGGTACCAACGATGAGTTGGAGGAGTTCTCGGACTACCTCATGGGCATCTCGCAGACCACGAACAGGGGCGTCCCGCTGTATGTGTACTCCAAAGCGCCGAAGTCCCGCATCATCGTCCCGCACCAGCAGGTGGCGAGCCTGATGGTGGAGAGGCTTGGGAAGGACGAGGACATCGGCGACACCATGCGGATTGTCCCGCTGAAAAGCGAGAACTTCCGGGCGCTGCGTTCGCAGTACATGAACCCCTACATCAAGCCCGGCAGCGAGACTGCGAGCTTCGGGGTGCTGGTGGATGATAAGCTGATTGGTGTGTACGCCTTCTCAGCCTCCCCCACTCTGTCCAACTGGGATAAGCACATAGAGACGCCCACAATGTACCTTCTAAGCGACTTTCCCATCGCCCCCACCAAATATAAACGCCTCGCTAAACTCGTCTTATACGCGGCCCTAAGCCGTGAATCAAAGCTATACGCAGAACGCTTAACCAACCACCGCATCCGTTCGCTCGTGACTACAGCCTTTACCAAGCGGCCCGTGAGCATGAAGTATCGCGGGCTGTTCCAGCTCCTGAACAAAAAGCAGCTCCCCGGTGTCGATGAGGGCGAAACGGATATGTCGAAAATCTACTACAACTCCGGCTACCAGCTCAACTACGGTGCGCCTATGGGCCAGTGGACGTTGGCTGAGGGGTTGGAACTTTGGAAGAAGAAGCACTCGCAGATTGGTGCTAAGGAGGACGAATGATGAATGTATTCACGCTGGAAATCGACCCGCGAGAAATAAAGCTGCTGGAAACGAACGCCCGGTACATGAAGCATGAGGAGTTCAACCGGCTGGTCGAGAATATCCGTCGGGATGGTAAGCTCACCTCCACCCCGTTCTTGTGCAAGGATGACGATGGCCGCTGGCTGTGCCTGTCCGGGAACCACCGGACGAGGGCTGCTATCGAGGTAGGGCTGCCCACCATCACCTGCCTTGCCACGGATGACCCGCTCAGTAAAGAGCAGCGGATTGCTATTCAGCTCTCCCACAACGCGATTGCCGGTCAGGATGACCCCGCCACCCTGAAAGCTCTGTACGAGCAGATTCTGGACACGAGCCTGAAACAGTACAGCGGTCTGGATGACAAGACGCTGGCGCTGCTCGACAAGTTTTCCAGCATCAGCATCTCGGAGGCAAACCTGACGTTTCAAACCTTGTCGCTGGTGTTCCTGCCGGACGAACTTGACGCGGCGAAAAAGGTCATCGACGAGGCGAAAGATCGCGCGAAATCGTCCAGCGATGTGTGGCTGGCTCGTATGGCCGACTACGACGCTTGGCTGGACGCGCAGGAAACTGTTGGCTCTGCCTACAACGTCAAGAATGTGGCTACGGCGGTGGAGCTGATTCTGAAAATCTTCCAGCGCAACGTGACGCAGTGCTCTGAGGGTTGGGTCGAAACGACGGATAACAAGAGGTACGTACCTATCGAGACGGTGATTGGCAAGACCAAAATCCCCGCCGAGGACGCTAAGGTCATCAAGAAAGCCTTGGACACGATGGTAGGCTCCGGCCAGCTCGATGCCAAGGCGTTGTACAGCGGCCTTACGCAGCTCTGCCAGCAGTACCTCGACAGTAAGTAGGAGGTCTGATTTTTTAGATGGCTAATGTCGTGTACAATCAGAAGTTCCACGATGACTGGGCGTGGTCACTCGCCATCCGTGGTGCTACTGACGCTGAGATTGCCGAGGCCATGCACGTCTCACGAAAGACGATTTGCTCATGGAAGAATGAGCATGAATCCTTCGCAAATGCGCTGGCCGAGGGTAAAGAGATTGCTGACAGCAAGATTGAGCGCAGCCTGTACCAGTCAGCGCAGGGCTACTTCGTCGATGAGGAGGAACGCTTAATCGAGGTCAATAAGGACGGCACAACCAAGCTGGGCGACCTGAGAACGAAAAAGCGTTACATCCCACCGAGCACTACGGCCCAGATATTCTGGCTCAAAAACCGGAAGCGCGAACACTGGCGGGATGTATCTAAGACCGAAGTTACCGGCGCTGATGGAAAGCCCTTGGAGTTCCAGCAGGTGCAGGTATATCTCCCCGAAAAGGAGGAGGTGGAGTAGCGCGTGGAGAAGGTTGTGTTCCGACCGCAGAAAGGCAAGCAGGAAAAGTTCCTTGCTTGCTCTGCCGACATCTGCATTTACGGCGGGGCTGCGGGCGGCGGCAAGAGCTATGCACTTCTGCTCGAACCGCTACGGCACATCGGCAACAAACAGTTTGCTGCCGTAACCTTCCGACGCACTAATCCGCAAATCCTAAGCCCCGGCGGTCTCTGGTCCGAGAGCTTCAACATATACAGCTTGCTTGGAGCTACGCCGAAGTTATCCCCAAAGCCGATGTGGGTGTTCCCGAGCGGTGCCACGATTACGTTTTCGCACTTGGAGATGGAATCGACCAAGTACGATTGGCAAGGCTCGCAGATTCCGCTCATAATGTTTGACGAATTGACGCACTTTTCGGAGAGCGTCTTTTTCTATATGCTGTCCCGTAACCGCTCGATGTGCGGCGTAAAGCCATACATCCGGGCGACCTGCAACCCTGACGCTGATAGCTGGGTAGCGAACTTCATATCTTGGTGGATTGACCAAGACAGCGGCTACCCTATTGAAGAACGATGCGGCAAAATACGCTGGTTCATCCGCAGGGATGAGAAAGTGTATTGGGCCGACAGAAAGCAGGACCTGTGGGAGCAGTTCAACCTGACAACTGATGAAGAAAAGGCCGAGCCTCGCTCGGTGTCATTCATCAACAGTACGTTACAGGACAACAAGCTGCTCATGCAGCGCGACCCCTCGTACTTGGCAACGCTGAAGGCGCTGCCTACCGTGGAGCGGGAACGTCTGCTCTATGGTAACTGGAAAATCAAGCAAGCCGCCGGCCTCTATTTCAAGCGGACGCAGGTACGCAATATGCTGCCGTGTGCCCCTGCCGATGTCACGTCCTACGTAAGAGCGTGGGACCTTGCGGCATCACCGGAAACCGAGAAGGGCGACCCTGCGTACACCGCTGGTGTGCTGATGGGGAAACGCGCCGATGGCAGTTTTGTCATCATAGACGTTATCAACCAGCGGCTGTCTGCCAGCGACGTGCGAGCCTTGATAAAGCTCACCGCCGAGGTGGACAACGCAAAGTATGGCAACGTCCGGGTGCGGCTCCCGCAAGACCCCGGACAAGCTGGTAAGGACCAAGCCCAGAGCTTCGTTCGCTTGCTGTCCGGTTTCAGTGTTCGCACAGAGCCAGTCAGCGGCAGCAAGGAATCCAGAGCCGAGCCGGTGGCCGCTCAGTGGCAAGCCGGCAACTTCGATGTGGTTGTCGGAGACTGGAACGAGAGTTACTTTTCCCAGATGGAGAGCTTTCCGGCCAGCAAGTTCAAAGACATGGTGGACGCTACCAGCGACGCCTTCTCTGAGCTGGAACGCAGGTCGGAATTCCACTTCTCCTTCTAAGCGAGGTGCAAGATGAGGATTTTTAACATTGAGATCGGAAAGCGCCGGGTCCGTGAGCAGTACACGGACAAGGCCGGCAGCTTCGTCTCACGTTGGAGCAGACCCCCAACTTTGAACACAGCCGAATGGCTGAATATGTTCTCGAAAAGCCCCCGGCTTGCCGTCGTGGACAGGATTGCCAGCGACACTGCAAACATCGGGGGCAAATTACTGCGCGTTGAGCCGGATGGCACGGAGACGGAAATCACCAGCCACCCCTTCCTCCGGTTCATGGACCAGCCGAACCCGCTTTATGAGATGACCGGTTCGGCCATCTGGCGGCTGCACGAAATCTACCTTCTGCTGGTGGGCGAGAGCTTCTTGCTCATCGAGCGGGATAACGATGGCCGGCCCGTGGAGCTATGGCCTGTGCCGCCGTACTGGGTGAAGATGACCCCATACCTCGGAAGTCCGACGTACCAGATTCTATCCCCCTCTGGCCTGACAATGGACGTGCCGGTGGACGATATGTTCGTGATGAAGCAGCTCAATCCGCTTGACCCATTCCTCCGCGGCCTCGGCGTCGCGGAGAGCATCGCGGACGAGGTGGAGATTGATGAGTACGCCGCGAAGTTCCAAAAGCGGTTCTTCTATAACGATGCCGAGCCGTCCCTTGTGTTCCTGATGCCGGATGCCGACAAGGACCAGAGCGATGCTTTCATGGCCCGGTGGAATCAGAAGCACCGTGGCGTTGAGAACAGCCACAAGGCCGCAGCTCTCACGGGGAACGTCGATGTCAAGGCGTTCGGGTCGAGCGACACCAGAGAGCTTGGCTTCACGGAAAGCCGAATCGCTATGCGTGACGCGGTGCTGGAACACTTCGGTGTCCCCCGTGAAATTATGGGCATCACCGAAAACAGCAACCGCGCCACCGCAGACGCAGCCCAGTACATCTACGCCAAGAACGTGCTCACACCGCGAATTCAGGCACGTGAGGAGGCCATCAACAAGCAGCTCCTCCCGATGTTCGGGGACGGGCTGGTGTGGCGCTTTGACCCGGTAGTCCCCTATGACCAAGACTTCAACAAGGCCAAAGCGCTGGACGCCTACAATGCGGGGCTGATTACAAAGAATGAAGCCCGCGAGCTGCTTGACCTGCCCGACACCAAGGGCGGTGATGTGTTCAAGGTCTCCATAAACGACCTGTTCCTGACAGAGAGCGATGACCCCGCTGCGGTCACGCAGGCCATGCTCCAAGAGGACATCATCCAGCCGGTGGATATGCCTGATGCGAAAGGCATTAAGTCTCGCCGGCGGGTAAACATCTCCGCGATGCTGCGGAAAGAAGACCAAGCCGCTCTGAAAAATGAGCGGCGCTTTTTGACCGCAGTCAACAAGCATTTCTCCGACCAGCGGGCGGCGGTCACGAAGGCTCTTGGCCTCACGGCCAAAGCCGACGGCGATGACCCGCTGTTCTTCCCGTTACAGGAGTATCTGCTGCCGGATGGCACGTTCAGCCCTGAGCTGTGGGCGATGCTCTCCGAGGAGGACCAGCTAAAGCTCACGGATGCGATTGCATCCGGCTTGCTCAACTGGACAGACGAGGCCAGAAAGCTGATTCAGCTACTCACGCCATGCTGGAAAGCAGCCTATGAGGACGGCGCGACGGTGGCTGGGGATGCCTACGGCTTCGTGGAAATCCAACGGCCTGAGTTCGTGTCTGCCGCCAAGGTAAATGGCGGCAAGCGTGTGGTTGGCATCGAGCAGACCACAAGAGACAATATCGCCCGCATCATCTCGCGCGGTATCTCGGAGGGCAAGAGCCAGATCGAGCTGAAGAAGGAAATCCAGTCTGAGATGGGCAGCACGGAATCTCGTGCCAAGCTCATTGCTCGGCAGGAAACCTCGACGGCCCTCTCCACAGGCCAGTTCGATATGATGAAGGCTGCCGGTGCCGCCACAAAGACGTGGCACCATAGGCCGCAGAAAAACCCGCGTCCCGACCATGTTGATATGGACGGCGAAACCGTCGGCATCGACCAGCGGTTCTCCAACGGTCTGCGTTTCCCGCGTGACCCGGAAGACGGACGCGCAGAACAGCTTATTAACTGCCGGTGTTATCTCACCTACGGCGGTTTTTAAGATAAGCCCTAAACTCTGAGGAAAGGAGGTAAATCCGTATGGCACGAATGGGTAGACGGACTTCTGCTCATGGTCAGAAGTCGGACAACCCGACACACGAGTACAAATCGTTTGTGTTCCAGTTGGAGGACGCGAACGAGGAAAGCGGAGAATTCTCAGGCTACGCCGCCGTTTTCGGCAATGTCGATAGCGGCAGGGACGTAATCGAACGAGGCGCGTTCTCCAAAACCATCAGGGAGGATTTTGACCGCATCAAGATTTTATCGCAGCACAATGACTGCGACCTGCCAATCGGCAAACCGCTCGAACTGCGTGAAGATGAAAAAGGTCTCTATATCCGGGGCAAAATCAGCGACACGCAGAGAGGGCGGGACATCAAGACGCTGCTCAAAGATGGCGTCTTGAACGAACTCTCGATTGGATATGACGCGATCACTGCTGACTATGATGAGGAGAACGGCATCCGGCACTTGAAGGAGATCAAGCTGTGGGAGGTCTCCATCGTCACATGGGCGATGAATGACCAAGCCAAAATTGATGAGGTCAAGTCGCTTGCAGAGGAGCTGCGGATTGAGGCAAAAGCTGGTAAGATTACCCGCTCTCGGCTCAATGCGCTGAAGCCCTTCATTGCAGTTGTCCGCGAGCTTGTGGATATTCTCGGTCCGCTGTTGGAACCCGCCGCCCACCTT